TTATATTGCGGATGGATCCACTTTCGGAATGCTCAGGTCATACACATCCAGCATTCTCGCACTCCGGTGCCCACTGGCTTCCTGCTTATCATGCCGGTTGCCTTGGGTGTCGGTGATCCCCCGGCGCTTCAGATCGTGAAGCCCGAATTTCTCCTCAGCGGTAATGACACCGCTTTCCACCGCAGCTTTCATCATTCGGAACCAGGCGCTATCCAGCCCGTAACGGGTCAAGGCGTCGCCGCCCTGGGCAACGAATAATGGTCGGTACTCTGCTGATAGCGGTACCGCGCGGCCGCGCTTTTCCCACCGGGCGTTGCGAACTGCGACGGCTGCATCCCATGCCGCGCGCAATCGTGGCGACCAGCGCACGACGTTATCCCGTGACCCTTTCCTGCGGTTGGTCAGAATGCCTTCTTCCAGGGCGTTGGCGTCTGTGAGGGTGATCACCTCGATCGCGCGTAGGCGACAGAGGTAGGCGATCTCGATCAATGGCCACATAAACGGGGCGACTGCACCGGTTTCTGTGCTGCGGCCTTGGCTGCGTTCTTGGCAAAAGGCCGTGATGCGGGAAAGGGTCAGCTTCTCTGGTAGGCGCCGGCGCTTTCTCTCTTGAGCCGATTCAACGGTGGTGGCTGGATTCGACTGGCAGTGACCACGATTGATGCCCCAGCGATATACACGTCTCAGGTAGGCGGCGACATGGTTGGCGGTTGAGGGCGTGCCCTTATCAGCGAGCGAGTCGACCAGCCGTTGGACAACGGGGGCGGTGATCTTTCTGCGCTCGAGGTCGACAAAAGGCATGCCGAGCCGAGTGGTGGTCTTTTCCAGTACAGAGAACGAGTATTCGTAACTCTTGCGGGTCTTCACCGCCAAGCGCTTGAACTGGACGCTGGCATGGAACTGCTCACACAGCCAGCGCAGCGTGTGGTGCCCGGTATTCTTCCGTTCCTGCATGATCTGATGCAGGTCGGCGAGGGTGGCCCGGTGGGTCGCTACGTTGCTGCGACGCCGGCGGCCTGTCTCATCGGTGGAGAGGGTGTACCAATTGCCGCGCCCACGGTGATCGAAATAGACCGAATCCGGCAGCTTGGTCTGATCGATGTGGCTGGGTATATGGGGGTTGTGGCCGCGCTTACGGCCACGTTTGGCGGGTGGTTTCATAGGATGGTGTCGGGATCATAGACGTTGTCATTCTGCGCCTGTGGTGTCAGGCCGCCGGCCTTATTTATCAGGTCCAGCGTCGTCCAGGGACCAAGGCGCCCCCGAAAGACCGTTACCCCCTGTTCAACCAGGCAGCGTTCGATGTCGGCCGCGCGCTGGTAGCCCGTAATCGTGCGCAGCTCTTCACAGCTTAATACAGATGAATTAGCCACGGCTTGGCATCTCCTGTGCCGTAATGCCAACGCAGATCCTGTTCCCGTAATCCTTGAATAGTGCGCAGCTAAGCCGCCCGGCGGGGGTGGCATGTAGCTGCGCAATCACGGCACGGCGCTCGGTGTCGGTCAGCGGCCTGGCTTTCGGGCGACGGCTAGCGGCACGGCGGCAGCCTTCCTGACGCGCGGCGTTGACAGGCTTGACCAGGTCGGCACCGCGCAAGCCTTTGCCATAGCGGGTGCGCAGCACGCTCACCTCGAAGTCGTGGCGGTCGGCAAGCTCGGGGATCGAGACCTGGTCGCCGGTCTCAGGGTCGACGACGAAGATGCGAGCGGTGGTCATGCAGCACCTCCGACGTCACTTGCCCCGACCGGGATTTCGCCCCCGGAAAGTTTCGTGTCCGCGCGATCGAGCCGCTCGATTTCGGCGAGGATCAGAGCGCCGGCTTTTACCAGGTTGCGGCGAGGGTCGCTGGGCTTCCACCAATTCTTGTCCCACGGCCAATGCTCGTGGCCTGGGCCGTAGCTAGCTTCAGCAAATTTCCTATCTAGGGATTGGCATGCCGCCATTTCGGCATAGCAGCATGCCGCTATGGCTATATCACCATCGCGGTACCCATCATCCCGCTCGCGGCTGAATCCCTCGGTGGAGAGCTGCCGCATGCGTTCCTTGTAGACGTCGATATAGGAACGGCTGGTGTTGCTGGATGGGCCGGCAAACGACGAGTCGGCGCACAGCAGTAGTTGGGCAAAAGCCGTCTTGGCGCGAACGGCGACCAGCACGATCTCCGAGTCTTCGGTATCGAACCGTGCTATTTCGGTGAAGCCCTGGAGGATATCGAACTCTAGGCCGTCCAGGTAGGCGGATGGGGTCTTCTCGAAGGCCTCGAATCCCACAGGGTCTTCGTGTGGGCAGGGCAGGTCGAGGATCTCGGTATGCACCTCGAAGCCGAACGGCTCAAGGACCTGATCAATGCGGGTTTCCTCGAATAACGGGTGTTCGAGTAGTTGGTGGGTTTGCATGTGGTTGCTCCTGTGGTGAGCCCCGCCGCCGTGGTGGGCGGCGGCGGGGTGAAGTGGTAAGCGTTGCTTACAGGTTGAGGTCAGCCTTTGCTGAAGTTGCCGAGTAGCAGGGTTGCATGCTCGAGCAGTTGGCCTTCGAGCACCTGCTTGAACTCGGTGGCCATCTCTTCCTGGATGCCCTCAAGACCGATGATGCGAAGCTTGATCTTCGGCTTGGTGTCGTCGGTGAGGATCGAGACGCGCAGCTCGAAGCTGCGCACGCTTAGCCCTTCATAGGGCAGGCAGTGGAAGCGGATAAACGCGGGCGTGGCCTGGCCGGCGCTCGCGTCCAGGGCGTCGAGGCCGCTGCGCTTGGTGTTCCAGTCGCCTTCCTCGTGGGTGCGTTCGCTTGTCGCTTTTACCTCGATGCGGCGCACGGCGTTGGCGAGCTGCTTGGCAGTCATTTCCTGGCCATTGCTGTCCTCGCCGGTGATGGCGTGGTGCCAGTCCTCGATGAAGTGGGCGAGGTCTTTCTGGCCGAAGGCGGTGCCGTGGGCCTGCAGGCAGGCAGCGTAGGGCGCGGTTTTTTCGAGCTTTAGGCGGGCGCGATGCTCGCCGTGACCGGGCTGGTCGGCGCTGCCCAGGTCGAAGTAGGCCATGGCGTCCATGTCGTCGGTGTCGACGAAGACCTGGGCCGCAGCCTGGGTGTTGATATACGCCGCGTAGTCGGTGATGGACTGGGTAACGTAGGTGCCGCGAAAGCGGCTGGGGGTGGCCTCGTACTTCTCAAGCGATTCAAGCGAGTAGCCTTGCGGGACCAGCATGGTTGGCACGTCGGTACCGGGGTGGCCGATGGCACCGGCGTGGGTGAGGGCGATGATCTTCTCGAGTGCTTGGGCTTCCATTTTGATTCCTTATCGCGTGTGGTTGCGGTGTTTCGTGGTGAAGGTACGTGGTGTGGGCGCGCTTAGGCGCCCTGGGTGGATCGTTGCTCCTGGCTGTCGAACTCGAACTTGCCCTGGTTCTCGGGGAACAGGCTCAGCTTGCCGCCACGGCCGACATATAGCGGGGTCTTGGTGGTGTTCTCCTCGCTGCGCTTGCCCTTGGCGGTGGGCTGCACATAGCTGAGCTTGTGGGCGACATCGACCTGGCGGCTGTCGGCGATCTGCTTGAGGTCCAGGGTGATGTTCACCTTGCCGGCTTTGCCGGTCTGGACGACGCCGGCGGCCACGTCGGACAGTGCGCGTCCGATCTTCTCGGCAAAGACGCCGGCGTCCATATCCGGCAGCAGGTCGGCGAACTGAGTGGTGGTGGGTTGATCACTCATGGTCTTGCTCCTTGTGGTTGCATCGTGGTGTTGGCCGGTAGTTCCGGCCGGGTCAGCCAGACGAGGCGTCTGGATAGTGAGTGGTCGGTACCGCCGCGATCAGGCGGCGGCGAAGCTGGATGTCGCTATTCGAGGTGGTAATCATCACGTCTCGCTGGGCGGCGGCTTCGCGGGCCTGGTGCTCAATGAAAGCGGCAAGCTGATAGATGCATACATATCCCTGGCCTTTGGCGCTGTCGTCGAGCCGCACCACTGGCAGCGGGATCACTCCCTCGCGTAAGCCGCGCCGGAAACGCTCGCTCGAGCGGTTGCGGAAGTAGGCTTTTCGCACGGCCTCGAGCTCTATCAGCACGTCGCCAAACTGCTGATAGAGCAGGGCGACGGTGCTGGTGTCCGGCGCCTCGTCGCCCCATGCAGGCATTGGCGCTGCCTCAGGCATGGCGGGCTACCTCGTCGTTTGCCGCCTCGCGGTGGGTGACGATCTCTTTCTTGAGCACGTTGGCCAGCCACAGCAAGCCCCGGTCGGTGACTAATGTCTTGCCGTAGGGCTGTTCCTCGCCGAGTCCGGGGTGCTTGAAGGCCTTGAGCTGTACGTGAAAGCGCCCGGCCGTGACGTGGTGCCGAAGCGGCAAGTTGTTGGCGTCGAAGATGCCTTGCTCGCGTAGCTCGGCGCACAGGGTCGTGCGGCCGGTGCCGAGCAGGGTGGCGGCTTGTTGCAGGCTGTAGCGGTTCATGAAGCCTCCTGTTGCAGGTCGTCGATCAGGCTCACCAGCGCCTGGAATACCTCGGCGAGGCGCGCGGCGGTGGCGTTGATTCGCTGCTCGCTCTGGGCATCGATCATGTGTAGGTGATAGCCGGTGGTGGTCAGCTCCACATAGCCGCTGGCCAGGGGCGTATCACTTGCGGGCGACACGATGCGCAGCGGGTGATAGGTGCCGTGGCGCAGCGGCTCGAGCAGCTGGGCCACTGTTGTGTGGGCGTGGCCGTGCACCGGCAGTTGGCGGGCTGGCCCCTCGCGGCTGAATAGCGAATCGGGATAGGCGATGGCGGCAGTCATGCAGCACCTCCTGCGGGAGGTAGTAGCCCCTCGAGGTGCTCGGCGGCGGCGGTGAGTTGCCGCAGGCTGTCAGGCTGAGCGTTTTTAGATGGCGGTAGATAGATCTCGCCGCTGCGCCAAGTCGAGGTGTAGTCGCCGCGCTCGACCGACTCGCGGGAATACAGGCTGATGCTGACCGTATGCACGTGCCCTGAGTACATGCTCATGGCATAGAACTCGGTGCGCTGACTGACGTCGATGCACAGGTCTTGGATACGGGCAATTAAGCAGCGATGGGCTGAGGTGAGACGCTGATGTTTAGGCTGGGCGGATGGCAGGAGGATAACGCTCATGCCGACACCTCCTGCCCGGCATTCTGCTGGGCATAGAGGTGATGGGCTTCGCGCTCAGTGATCAGGCGAATCCCGCAAGCAGGCCGCTCACGGTGGGCTAGTCGGCCGGTAACGCGCTCGATAGCACGCACGGCGATGACGCTGGTGGCGGCGGCCGGGTGCAGATACACCCGCGCCGGCCGGGGTGATGCAGTGGTGTGTGGTTGCATTGTCCATACTCCGTGGTGGGCGGGTATGGCAATGATCTTTGAACACCTATAGGTGTTTGTCAACCTCTCAGGTGAAAACCTTTAGGTGTTATTAAAGTGCGAATCTCATGAAATGGTCTTCATTCACGATCGCAATGTTATGGCCTTGGTCGCGCAACTCGACGGCCCGCTGAATCTTTCGGCCGTAGCTGCTGTATAGCCAGTGCTCGTTTGCGATAGTGCCGATCACGAGGTAATTGACCTTCTTTGACGGTCCTCCTTTGCTGAATCCACCGAGGTCGGCAACTAGCTGCTGACACTCTTTTCGAGGGCCGTAGGCCATCACGCCCGTGAAAACGAAACCACGATCAGCGATTGAGATATCAGGTAAAGGGTTGTCCAAAGGTAGATCAGACGGGCGTTTGTAGTGGTGAATTTTCCCATCTTCGCCCGTCAGGGCCTGGAGCATCTGCAGTAGTTCGGCGGACTCATCTTGATCTAGCACGCCATCTTCCATCATGTCGCCAATGCGGCTGACCATCATTTTGAAAATAGGATCTTCACCCATGCTGCTGGCTTGCTCGATCCAGCGCAGTAAAAACTCAGCCTCGGCCTGTACGATCTGCCCGTCAGCAATGAGGCCTCGAGAGATGCCGATCAGTTCATCCATGTTCCGGTCGTTGACACGGGCTTGGCTAAAACGGCGTAGATGTGCGAACTCATCCATGATTTTCTCCGTCGTTGTCTTACCTCAAAGAATCTTCACCTGATAACGGGCCTTACCCACAACCTGCCAGTCCCCGTTGAGTCGCGTATATCGTGGGGTCCAGTCTCTGTTAATCGCGCACAAGTAATATTCGCCTTCCTCATACACGATCTTTTTGAAGGTGCCAGCTGGCAGTCCGGTTGCAGTGTTGGTGCATCGGGCAAAGACGTAGTCGCCACTGACCCAGTCAATCTCTGGGTCAATGACAATGCGGTCACCCGAGTGGAACTCGGGTTCCATGCTTACCCCTTCTAGTCTCAGCACGAAGGCTCTTGCGCTGCAAGGGCCGGGGGCTGGGACGAATTCTTCGATTTCGGCGTCTGCAATGTTGTCGATGAGCTTCCCTGCTGTCGTCATTCCCACGACTGGCAACAGGTGCTGAATGTCGCCGAGTACGGAGGCGTTCTCTTGTTCCGGTGGATGGTCGAAAGGGGCCCTGTTATCGCTTAGGTGGCGAGGATCGTCTAGGTAATGGGGGGGGAGCTTTAGGCTCGCTTCGATATGGCGGGCCATGCGCTCACCGATGTTTTTAGAAGGGTTGGCACCGGCGAAACTGCTGACCTGGCTCTCGCTGCGGTCGATGGCATTCGCCAGACCTCTGAGATTGAGGTGCCGGTCTGCCATGGTGGCTTGCAGGATGCGGTAGCGCGTCGAGTGGATATCCATATCCCGATTATCTGTGCCTTAACCTCTCAGGTGAATCACCTGATAGGTGTTGCAAATAACACCTGCGGGTGTAATCTGTGGGGTGAAACAGCATAGAGAGATCGCCATGATGAAACTGCGCGACTACCTGAAGTCATTGAGCGATAGCCAGATCGAGGGATACGCGGATCGTGTTGGCACTTCCTCTAAGTATCTCAGAAGCCATGTGATGGGAGCATCCCGCGGAGCGAGCCTGAAGTTCATGCGTGCGTTGGCTAATGAGAGCGGAGGGAAAGTACAGTTGCTCGAAGTGCTCGAGCACTACGGCGTGCCACCTGAAGAACTAGGAAAGGGGCAGGCCGCCTGACGCGCTAACGTCGGCGGCCTGCAGGGTGCCGGGGTCTGCCCACCACAGACTGAGCCCCGGCGGTGTCGAGGAGTTACGCCCACCACAGGCCTCCTCGACGTGTGACGCAACCACATGCGGTCACGTTGATGATCTTAACTGATCCATCGGCGCGACGCATGGCAACGTTGGGAGCTTAATGCCATGTCGAAACGCTGGCCCACCTCTCTTGAGCGCGCGCAGCGGGAAGTTCTTCCCCTGCATCTGGCGCTCTACCACGCTGCACGGGAGTATCCCGGCGGTACCAAGGCCGTCGCGGCTGTGCACGGCATCAATGCGACGACCCTTCAACACAAGCTGAGCCCCACCCACGAGCACCATCGCGCCAACATCGACGACCTGGAGGCGGTGCTTGCCGCCACACGCGATCCCCGCATTCTCGACAGCCTCGGCGAAATCGCCGGTGGCTGCTTGTGGGTGTGTCCTGTCGACCGCCGCCATGCAAGCCGCGACGATGATCAGCGCGATGTGCTGGAAACATTGGCCAGCCTGCATGAACGCCTGGGCGAGATGATCACCAGCGTACGGACCAGCATCGAGGATGGCGTCGTCGACGAGCGTGAGCAGGCCGAGTTGCGCCTGCGCGCTCGCCGGCTGATGGAGACGGTGCTGGTCCTCGAGCATTCCGCGTGCCACGTCGGGGAAGGGGAGGCGTGCCATGGATAAGGCGGATATAGCGCAGGATTACATCGACTGGCGGATGGAGCAGGCGCTGGCCGCTCGCCAGAGGGCGGCGGATATCAATACTCAGTCGGTTGGTGAGTGTCAGGAGTGCGTAGACTGCGGTGGCGAGATCCCCGCCGCCCGGCGCGAACGCCTGCCGGGCGTGCGCACCTGCGTGCCGTGTCAGACGGCAAGGGAGGCGCGGCGATGATGTTAGCTCAACATTTGCAGCAAGCTCTGCCAGGCGCCAGGCGCGCTGGACAGGCCCTCATCAATGAGTCTGGTGGAAAGCCGCTTGAGACCCTCTTCTGGCATTCTCTTGAGGGCATCCAGCAGCCTTCTCTTCTCCGACGGCGGTGTGTCGCTATCCGCGATCTTTGCGGCAACCAGGTCTCTTATGGTGTCGGCATGCAAGCGAACAGTGACGGTGCCGAGGATCGCCGAGAGACCACCATCGTCCTCGAGGAAGTCTATGCCGGCTGCTGTGATGGTTCCTTGGACTCTAGGTCCAAAAGGTTCATCTGGTGGCTCATCGTCCATAAGATCAACAATAGATGTGAACAACAGCCCATCTTTTATGAGCCCAAGCTCGTTCAAATATGCCAAGTTAAATTTAAGGCTCCTTTGGTCTGCGTTGAAGCCTATGTGGTCATGTCGAACCGAAAGTTGATCGGGAAACTCATCTCGCATGAGCTTCAACAGGTGTCGTTGCAGGTCTCGGTTGAGCAGGTTCATGGGGCAGCTACCTTATCTCTCGATTTTCAGGCTCATGAGCACCGCCAGGCGCTCGAAGTAGGCCTGTGCCTCCGCTTTGCCACGTTCCGGATTACTACCATCGCCATAGAGAAAAATGGCATCCAGGTCGTCGCGGCCGCGATGGTCGAGCTTGCTGGCAACCTTGGGTGTCAGGTTTTTGATGCTAACGCTGACTGGGTAGTCCTCGTAATGGACGAACTGGCCGGTCATAAAGCCAATGGGCTCGTAGTTGCGGTTGGTGATGACGTACCCCCCGTCTTCCTGGCGCTTGAGGCAGTAGGGAAGATGGGTCTGTCGAAGAGTGTCGGCCAGCATGCTGGTCTCCCGTTCTATGTGAGAGGTGAAGGCAATGAGCGTAGTGATTGTGTATGGCGAGCAGGGTTCCGGCAAATCGCCGTTGACCGAGTCGCTGACCCGATTGTATCGGTTGGCGAATGTGGTGGACGAATGGGACGGGAAGTCGCCTTCGGTGACGGATATGGGAAATCTACCCGGTGGGTGCTTGGTACTGACCAACGCCGAGGTTGCTGTGTGCCAGGAACACAGCACGATTTATCTGCACGTCGAACAGGCAAAGGCGCTAGTGGCCAAAGTTCGGTCGGCGGCGTAACGCTGGCGGAATGCTCAATGATGGGGCCGGAGGTGCGAGATGCAGCATGACCCTTTGACCCATGACGAGTTGCGCCTGGCGCTCTCCTATATCCCCGCCGATGATCGCGAGACCTGGATCAATATCGGCAATGCGCTCAAGACCGAATACGGTGATGAAGGCTTTCCGGCCTGGGATAAGTGGAGCCAGGGCGGCCAGAGCTACAACGCTGCCGATGCCAAGTCAGTATGGCGCAGCCTTAGCCCTGGGCATGTGAGCATGGGCACGGTGATCAAGCTAGCGACCGATGCCGGCTGGACGCGGGCTAAGCATGAGTTGAGCGCGGAAGACCGCTGCCGGCTCAAGGCTGAGGCGGAAGAGCGGCGTCGCCGGTTGGCCGAGCAGGTGGAGGCCGATCAGGCGAAGCTGGCCCGCATGCAGGCGGCGGTGGCCGATGCGTGTGAGAAGGTGCTGGCCCTGCACCTGACGGATCAGGGCAGCTCCAGTTATCTCGATCGCAAGGGAGTCGGCGCCTACGGAGTGCTGTTCCCCAAGCGCTCGGTATTGATTAGCATCGATGCTCAGCGGGAACGAGCAGATGTGTGGGTCGGTAGCGAAGTGCGTGACTGGTTCGCGCAGCTGCCGACCCCTCGACCGGATCACCTGCATATGTTCCACCTCAAGACCGGAAGCGTGGTTCTGCCGTTGCGCGATTACCAGGGCAAGCTGTGGGCCTTCCAGTCGATCCTGCCCAACGGTACCAAGCTGTTCCCCCGCTTCGGCCGCAAGGCCGGGTGCTGCCATATCATTCCGGGATCTCGGGAGGTGATTGGTATTGCTGAAGGCTATGCGACCGGCGCAAGCGTTCATGAGGCAATGGGATGGACTGTTGCCGTGGCGTTGGACGTAGGCAACATGACTCGCGTGGTGCCGCAGGTTCAGCAGTGCTGGCCGGATGCTCGCCTGGTTATCTGTGGCGATGACGACCCGGAAACCGAGGGTAATCCGGGGCGGGCCAAGTCGGAGGCGCTGGCAACCGAGCATGGCTGCCTGCCGGCGTTCGCTGATCTGGAGGCGAGCTAATGGCTGACTGGAACGATCTGCATCAGACCCGTGGTCTGGACGAGGTTCGCAGGCAACTTAATGCCGCCTTGGAGGCGGCGAACGATGGACATCTCTCCCCGGTCCCCTCTGGGTGGGAGCCGCCCGCCCCGGCGGTGGCTGCAGCTTCGGGGGGCGCGGGGGAGGGCCAGGAATGGACCGAGGTCGCGCTGCACCAGCGTTTCGCGCTGCTTGAGGGCGAGAAGAAGGTGTTCGACCTGGTGAAGCGCAAGATCATCAACTGGGGGGCGTTCGAGGCGCTCGTCACCAAGGCCAAGGCACGCGACTGGCTGGATCGCGACGACAAGAAGTTGATCGATGCCGAGGAAGCGCGCCACCAAGTCGCCGAGGTGAAGCTTTCCCACAAGCTGAAGGGTGAGCGCGGCACCATCGGCATGGCGCCCACCGAGCGCTATGTGTACCTGGACGGCACACAAGACATCTGGGATCGCCAGCTCAAGCAGCGGCTGCCGTCCCGTGCCGTGCAGCTGGCCTTGGGCGATGCATGGTCGTTGTGGGTCAACTCGCCGGATCGCCGGCAGGTGCCCTATGACCGGCTGGTGTTCGACCCGAGCATGACGCTGGACCCTAGCGAGTACATCAACACCTTCGAGGGCCTGCCCCTGACGCCGATCGACGACCCGGAGCGGTGCAAGTGCATTCGCTACCTGATCGATTGGCTGTGCAGCTTCGACAAGGATGCCATGCACTGGCTGACGTGCTGGCTGGCGTACCCGCTGCAGCACATGGGCGCCAAGCTGGATACGGCGGTGCTGGCTCACTCGACCATCGAGGGCTCGGGCAAGTCGCTGCTGCTCTCCGACATCATGGGTGAGGTATACGGTGCCTATGGCGCGACGGTTGGCCAGACGCAGCTAGAGTCCAACTGGAACCAGTGGCAGGAAAGCAAGTTGTGGGGCGTGTTCGAGGAAGTGGTCAGCCGGGACCAGCGCTACAACCAGGTCGGTAAGATCAAGCACATGATCACCGGCAAGACGATGCAGGTAGAAGCGAAGTTCATGAACGGCTGGGAGCAGGCCAACTACATGAACGCGGCCTTCCTCTCGAACGAAATCATGCCCTGGCCGATCAGCGAGCACGATCGACGCATGCTGGTCATCTGGCCAGAGAAGACGCTACCACCTGAGGCCAGCAAGCAGCTGGGTCAGGAGCTGATTAATGGCGGCGTGGCGGCGTTCTATCACTACCTGTTGAGCTACGACACCGGTGACTTCGACGAGCGCACGCGGCCACCAAAGACGAAGGCTCGCGAGCGCTTGGTGGCCCTTAGCCGGTCGGCCTGGGAGAACTTCCTAGTGGCCTGGCGAGAGGGCTTGCTGGGGGTGCCATTCACTGTGGCGCGCACTCAGGACGTGCACGACCTGTTCCTAGAGTGGTGCAGCAAGAACCGTGAGCACGCCATGAGCGAGACGAAGTTTTCGCTGTTCCTGAGTACCCAGGTGCCGAAGTCTGCCCAGCAACTGGGTTGGTACGACATGGAGGAGCGACGAAAGCGCTCGATGTTTTTCCTCCCCGACCCACCTGGTGACCTGGACCTTAGCGACGGCAAGGCGTTGGGTGCAGCGGTGAAGGCATTCCGCGACGCGGCATTCGAGGCCGACTGGAACCCGCTGGGATGGGATAAGTGCAAGGGCTGGATGAAGCCCATGGGCGGTTCGCCCACCGACGACTGAGGTGTCTAGGGTGTCTAGGCGCTGGATAGGGTCATTTTCCAAGGGGTAGACAATGCAATTCCATGAAATGAAAGGGAGTTTTTGCCCTTGTCTAGGGTGTCTAGGGTTGTTCGCGCCCGCGCGCGCCTCCGTGCCTCACTACTGTGCCTATTCTTTCTCGACGGCTAAAAAATCTCTTACGCGTAATAAACCCCTAGTAACCCTAGACACCCTAGACACAACAAAATAAATAACTGAGATATATAAGGTTTTTAGTGTCTAGGGTGTGGTTAGGGTAAGGCGTTTTCTGTCTAGGGTTGGTTTACCAGTCCATCAGGCCCCCACCAGGCCTGACCACCACGAGGAGCAACCACATGATCAAAGAAATGGACGAGCTGCTGCAGCATTGGGCCGATCAACACCGCCGGCGGGGCGGGCGGCAGAGCTCGCCGCTGGGTCAGGTGGCAGAGTGGGGCGGCATTCCGCCCCGTGGTACCGGACCCAAGGGCAGCCGTGACCCGCTAGGCCTGGGCGAAATGGACGATGCTGCATGGCAGGTAGAGTGCGCCCTCAAGCGGCTCGGCGATCGCCACCAGGTGATGGCACATGAGCACTATCGGCATCATGGCTACAACGATCAGAAAGCGCAGCGGCTGGGGATGGCTCGCCAGACCTATTACGATGCGCTGGATCGGCTGCACAAGCTGCTGAAAGCTGAATTGCGAGAGGTCTATCGCCGTCGGCGTAGTGCGTAACCCTGTGTATTGAGGCGCCCTGCCGGTCGATCACCCCAACATTACGGCGGTGGCATTACCAACGCGTTGATGCCACCGGAGTCGAGGACCATCATTCCGATACCGTCAAACAGTTGCGCCTGGTCTCGACCGTTCCCTTGCTTACCCCGGCCCCGTGCCGGGGTTTTTTATGGCCACTCTGACGCACCTTGTTGCTCCCGCCGTGGTGGGCGGCGCCCGGCCTGGCCGGGCACTTTTTTTGGAGGGGTCGCGATGCGCTGGATCACTGAAGTTGACGCGGTCCCGCAGGCGGCCCCTCAGGCGCGAACTGTTATGGTCTCGGCGGGCCACAGCGACACCACGCCGGGTGCTGCCGCCAATGGGTACCGCGAGGCTGACCTGGTCTGCGAGTTTCGTTCCCTGACCAGCCAGGCGCTGGCCAAGCGTGGCATCCGCCACCTGACCGATGGCGAGGGCATGATCAATCTGCCGTTGCGTGAGGCGGTCGACATTGCCCGCCGGGCTGATATCGCCATCGAGTTCCACTGCAACGCTGGTGGCCCGAAGGCATCCGGCGTTGAGACGTTATCGCGGCCTGAGCATTACCGGCTCGGCGAAGCGCTGTGTGCGGTGACTGCCGACGTGTTGGGCATTGCGAATCGTGGTGCCAAGCCTGAAGACGCTGGCCCACATTCGCGGCTGGCGTTCGTCAGCGATGGCGGTGGGCTGATCCTGGAGCTGTGCTTCATCACGTCAAAGCATGACCTAGCGTCGTTCCTCTCTGGAAAGCGCGGGCTGGCTGACGAGATCGCCCGCGTGGTTGCCGATGCTGCTCGCATCCAATAACGAGAATCCTTATTCGCAGGGTGGCCTAACGAGGTGCCCATGACCCGACGTCACAAACCGAGCGCTGATATGCCGACTCGAGACCCCAACAATTGGCAGCGACTGATCGAGCTGTGCATTGCGTATGCGCCAAATGTGCTCGGCGCGCTGCTGACTTTTGCTATCGCCCTGGCGCGTGGTCTTCAGGATGGCGGTCCATGGCGTAAGGCACTGCTGGGTGCGCTGGTGTGTACCTTGCTGGGCATTGGGCTGTTCCCGCTGTTCCAGGCACTGGCCGTTCGCTATGAGCTTCCAGGGTCGGTGGCCTTCGCGCCTTGCGTGTTCTTAGCGTTCCTGGGCACCGAATGGCTGCGCAATAAAGCTGATGACATCTATGAGTTGATCATCGGCAGGTGGCGCCCATGATCTCGTGGCTGAGGGTATTACCGGCTTGGCTATGGCCTCTGGTTGCCGCCGTTGGCTTCGGCGGCTGGCAATGGTGGCAGGCCAGTCATATGGAGGATGCCCTTACAGTCAGCCAGGCCGAGACTGCTCGGCAAGAGCAGCGTGCCGAGGCATTCGGTGAGGTGATGGATTGGCAGCGTGACCAGATGCGCCGGCTGTCCTCAGCATTGGCAGAGCGTGAGCAACAGCTAGCCGATGATGATCAGGCCATCGACCAGCGCCGCCAATCAGCCCGTGCATTGGAGAGCAACGATGATGAGACGAGTGATTGGGCTGGCCAGCCTATTCCTGGTGGTGTCCGCCAGTGGCTGCGCGACCTCACAACCGACGCCACCACCGGAAGTGGTGACGGCAGAGGTGCCGAGTTACCTGCTGCATCCGCTGCCAGCCCCGCCGGTTCAGGTAAAGCACAACCGGGATCTGCTGCAGCTGCTGGCGGACTATGAGTCGCTGCGCCGGCGAGCCAATGCTGACCGGGCGGCTGTCGTCGATCTGCTGGGTCAGCCGCGTTCTGCTGGAGATATGTGATGGCTGGCAACAGCGTGCATGACGATGGGTTGCTCCAGCAGCTTTTGGAAGAGCAGCGCAGGACCAACCACCTGCTGGTAATCCTAATTGAGGCACTGGCAGAGGATGAGGGCGACGAGGACAGCATTCCTGCCACCTACCTCGACGGTGCGTCGCGATGAAGGCTCGTCCGTGGCGTCGGCTCTACAACACCAAGCGCTGGCATCGAATGAGGACGGCGCAGCTACGCGACGAGCCGCTGTGCCGTTATTGCAAGGCCTTGGGTAGGGTAACGCCGGCAACGATAGCCGATCACATTAAGCCTCATAAAGGCGACGAAGACCTGTTCTTCGATCCGGAAAATCTTCAGTCCTTGTGTAAGCTGTGCCACGACTCGGCCAAGCAGTCGCAAGAACGTACCGGCAAGCTCCCGGGGTGCGGCTCCGACGGCTGGCCGCTCGACCCCAACCACCACTGGTCAAAGTGAGAATGGAATGAATAAGGCAAAGGTCGCGGCGGCATTCAACCGCTGGATGGATGAATACATTGCGGATCCCCAGGCGTTCGAGCAGGAGGTCGCCACCGTTCTTCGACACCAGAAGGAGAGGTCAGGCGATGGTGCCCCGACCTATGGCGACGACTGCGCTGCTCTCCTCGAGCACTACATGGATGCCGAATAGGGGAGGGGTGGGTCCAAACCTCAGCACTACCCCGCGAAGACCGCTGCCATATCTTTCCTTGTTAAAGCGGGAAAAATGGGAGGGGGGTACCTCAATGCCAGAGGTGCCCATGACGATTGATTGAACCAACTGGAGGTTCGCATGGCTGGCAACCGGAACTCCGGACGTAAGGCGTTGCCGGCGAACGTCCACGCACTGCGCGGCAACCCGAGCAAGAAGGCATCGCACGAGCTGACCGGCGGGCATGGCGACCAGCCCCAGGTCGCGGCGGAGATTCCGCCGTGCCCGGCGTTCCTGACCAAGGACGCTAAGGGCGAGTGGAAGCGAATAGCCAAGGATCTGCAGACCCTTGGCCTGATAAGCAAGCTCGATCGCGGCGAGCTGGCCGTCTACTGCCAGGCCTGGGCTGACTGGAAGGTCGCCCGGGAGAAGATCGCCGCATTGGAAGACTCTGGCTTCGTCGAGACAACTCCCAGCGGCTACAAGCAGATGAGCGCCTGGATGCAGCTGGCGAACCGTGCCGAAGAACGCATGCGCAAAGCGGGTAACAGCTTCGGCCTGAACCCGTCGGCCCGAGCCAGCCTGGGCGCCGGTACGGTGACACAAGGAGAGCTGTTCCCCAATGAGCAAGCGGAGACCGCCCGAAAGTACGGCCTGTGATGACCGTGTCACAGCCTACGCCCAGGCGGTGGTGGCCGGTGAGTTGATTGCCGGTCACCAGGTTCGCGATGCCTGCGCTCGCCACCTGCGCGACCTGGAAAATGGCCCGGATCGTGGCCTGCATTGGGACCTCGACGCTGCCAACCATGCCATCGGTTTCTTCGAGGACATCCTGCGACTCAACGGCGGCCAGTACGAGGGCCAGCCGTTCGAGGTGCTGCCCTGGCAGGCGTTCATCGTCGGCAGCCTGTTCGGCTGGATGGGCGAAGATGGGTATCGCCGCTTCCGCGTCGCCTACGTGGAAACGGCCAAGGGCTCCGGAAAGTCGCCGCTCGCAGCCGGGATCGGCCTCTACGGCCTGGTCGCAGACAACGAGCAGCGCGCCGAGATCTACGCCGCGGCCACCAAGAAGGACCAGGCCCAGATCCTGTTCCGTGATGCGGTGGCCATGGTGGACCAGTCGCCGTACCTGGCACCGGTGGTCCCCAAGAGCGGGGCCACTGGCAAGGAATACAACCTCGCTTTCCACAAAACTGGGTCGTTCTTCCGCACGGTGAGCGCCGACGACGGCCAGTCTGGGCCTCGGCCGCACATCGCGCTGCTAGATGAGATTCACGAGCACAAGACCCCGCTGGTCGTGGAGATGATGCGGGCCGGTACAAAAAGCCGGCAGCAAGCGCTGATCTTCATGATCACCAACAGTGGCACCGACCGCCTCACGGTGTGTTGGGACTACCACGACTACGCCTGCAAGGTGGCCAACGGTGGACTGGAAGACGACAGCTTCTTCGGCTTTGTCTGTGCACTAGATCAGGGCGACGACCCCTTCGAGGATGAGCAGTGCTGGTACAAGGCCAATCCGTCGCTTGCCTATGGCATCCCCGGCCTGAAGTACCTGCGCGAGCAGGTCACCCAGGCGAGAGGCATGCCCAGCAAGGAAGCCACTGTCCGGCGCTTGAATTTCTGTCAGTGGGTGCAGGCCGACAACCCGGCAATAAGCCGCGATGCCTGGCTAGCCACCCAGGACGCCGACTTTGATGTCGCGCTGCTGGCGGGCCGACGCTGCTGGGCCGGGCTAGACCTCTCCAGCACCCAGGACCTCACGGCCCTGGTGCTGATGTTCGAGCCCTGCGAGCACGACCCGGTGTGGCGCATGGTGCCCTGGTTCTGGCTGCCCGAGGAGGGCCTGGCCAAGAAAGGCGAACAGGACCGCGTGCCCTACCTAGCCTGGCTGAAAGCCGGCCACCTTGACACCACCCCAGGCCGCGCGATCAACAAGCGACACGTGCTGCATCAGCTGGTCGACGTTGCCGAGCGCTTCGACCTACAAGGGATCGGCTTCGATCGCTGGCGGGTCGAGGACCTGATCGCCCTGATCGACGACGAAGGCCTGAGCCTGCCCCCGCTGGTACCCGTGGGGCAGGGCTTCAAGGACATGAGCCCGGCGGTCGACGAGTTCGAGCGCCGGCTGATCAACGCGGAGCTGCATCACCAGGGGCACCCGGTGCTGACCTGGTGCGCCGCCAACGCCATTTACTCCGAAGATCCTGCTGGCAATCGCAAGGTGGATAAGAAGAAAGCCACCGGCCGCGTCGACGGGGTCGTCGCTGCGTTGATGGCAACGGCACTGACGCTGGGCGAGCAGATTGATAACGACGACATCACCGACTTCCTAAGGGCGCCGATCATCGCATGAGCACTCAGACGAAAAAGCCGGGCCGTGTGAAGTCGGCAATCTTGGGCTGGTTGGGCGTGCCGCTCGATCTGACCAACGACGCCTTCTGGAAAGCGTGGGCCGGTAGCGCTAACGCCGCTGGCCAGACGGTCAATCAGGAAACCGTGATGTCGCTCTCGGCGGCCTGGGCCTGTACCCGGCTGATTTCCGAAACGGTCGGCACACTACCGCTGCATCTTTACGAACGCACCTCGAGCGGCCGGCGTCGCGCAGTGAACCATCCGCTCTACTCAGTATTGAATCGCAGCCCCAATGCCGAATCCACGCCGGCCACGTTATGGGAGTCGATGACCGCCTCGATTCTCCTGCGAGGCAACGGCTTCGGCGAAAAGCAGCGGCTGGGTAACCGGGTGGTTGGCATCCGATTTCTGACGCCGAGCCGTCTGGGGGCCCAGAGACTGGCCAACGGCGACTATCGCCTCCATTACACCGAGGAAGGCGGTAGGCCGAGGCCTGTAGCGGAGCGCGACCTAGTCCACATTCCTGGCTTCTCGCTGGACGGCAAGTGGGGGCTCTCCGCTATTCAGTACGGCGCCGGCGTGTTCGGCAGCGCATTGGCCGCCAACAACGCCGCCAACAGCACCTTCGAGAAAGGGCTGTCGCCGACTGTAGCCTTCAGCATGGACAAGGTGCTGAACAAAGAGCAGCGGGCCGAATTCCGCGAGAATCTTCAGGACATCACCGGCGCCATCAACGCCGGCAAGAGCCCGCTGCTCGAGGGTGGCATGAAGGCCGATACCATCGGCATCAAGCCAAGCGATGCCCAGTTGCTGGAGAGTCGGTCCTTCTCGGTCGAGGAAGTCTGTCGCTGGTTTCGCGTCGACCCCTCGATGGTTGGCCACGGCAGCAAGGACAGTAACTGGGGCACCGGCCTCGAGCAGAAGCTGATTGCCTTCCTAACCTTCACACTGAGGCCCTGGCTGACGCGCATTGAGCAGGCCATCAACAAATACCTGCTTAGCCCGCAGGACCAGCTGCGCTATTACGCCGAGTTCTCCATCGAGGGACTGCTGAGGGCTGATAGTGCTGCTCGGGCCAGCTTCTACTCGGTGATGGTCAACAACGGGATCATGACCCGCGACGAGGTTCGACAGTTGGAGAACCTGCCGATCATGGGCGGCAACGCCGACGTGCTCACCGTGCAGACCGCGATGGCACCGCTCGACAGTCTTGGCCAAGCCAACGACGGCGATACCGCACGCGCCGCCCTGGCGGCCTGGCTCAACCAGGGCCAGCACGCTCAGCCGAGCCAGCACGACAACACCGATAACGACTGACCTCCGGAGTTACCCATGACGCTCAAGACGCTGCCCACTCTGCCGGCGGCTCGCCCGCGCGCGAACGTCCAATTCGACCTCTCGCCCCGGGCGATGCAGGCCTGGAACCCCGGCATTCGCTCGGCGATGGATGACGAAGAATCCACCATCACCATCTACGACCCCATCGGTGAAGACATGTGGGGTGACGGTGTCACCGCCAAGCGCATCGCCGGCGCTCTGCGCCGCATCGGCAGCGGCAACGACGTCACCGTCAACATCAATAGCCCGGGCGGTAACTACTTCGAGGGTCTGGCCATCTACAACCTGCTGCGCGAGCACCAGGGCCGCGTGGTCGTCAACGTTATGGGCATTGCCGCCTCGGCAGCCTCGGTGATCGCCATGGGTAGCGACGAGCTGCGCATCGGTCGCGCCGCCTTCTTGATGGTGCACAACGCCTGGGTCGGGGTGATGGGTAACCGCCTCGAGCTGCGCGAAGTCGCCGATTGGCTCGAGCCTTTCGACGCTGCGGCCGCCGATCTTTATCACGTTCGTACTGGAATACCGCAGGAGTCCATCGTCGCTCAGCTCGACGCCGAGACATGGATCGGCGGCGGTGAGGCCGTGACCGCCGGCTGGGCCGATGGACTTCTTACGGCGGACGAGGTCGAGGAAGGCGGCGCCCAGGCATCCCATCGCCTCGCTGCAAAGGAGCTGGACTTGGCCATGGCCAAGGCCGGCATCCCGCGCAGCCGCCGTCGCGAGCTGATGCAAGAGTTCAAGTCCGGCACGCCTAGCGCTGCCGGCGGCGGTACGCCGCGCGCTACCGCGACCGATACGCCCAGCGCTGTCGAACACGACCTGGAGCCACTCCCGAAACTGGAATTCCCTGGAGGAATGTCTAATGCGTAACCTGAAACTCACCCCGGCTCTGGTGCTGGGTATCCTCGCGCTGGCGGCCGCCATCCCCATGGCCTTCGGCGTTTCCCTGCCTACCGTCGGCGGGGCGGCCGCGCTGGTCGCCCTGACCGGCCTGCTGGTCGAGCCCGGCCAAGCCCGTTACCACGGCATGCGCGGCCAGCTCGGGCAGGTCGGTGGCGCCAATGTCGAGCAGGAATATAAGAAGGTCCAGCAGGATCTGAAGGACGTCGGCGACCAGCTCAAGCAGTTCGCCGAGCAGTCTCAGGCCGACCTCAAGCAGCATCGGCAACTGTCCGAGGAGTCCAAGGAGAAGGTCGATCAGCTGCTGACCACCCAGGGCGAACTGAACGCACGCCTCGAGGCCGCCGAGCAGGCCATGGCCAACAACCGCGGCGGCGCCCCTGCATCCATCCTGACCATGGGCGCCCGTGTGGCCCAGAGCGAGGAGTTCACCACACGCGCAGCTCAGTTGGCGCAGGGCGGCAGGGGGTCGTTCAGCGTCGGCGTGCAGCAAGCGCTTACCACCGCCGAGGCCGGCGGTGAGCTTAGCCAGCCCGAGCGTGTACCCGGCATGGTCACTCCACCGCAGCAGCGACTGTTCCTGCGCGACCTGCTCAACTGGGGCGACACCGCCTCCAACTCAGTGGAGTTCGTGCGCGAAACCGGCTTCACCAACGCTGCTGATGTGGTCTCTGAGAACCCCTCCGCCGGCAAACCGGAGAGCAGCATCCAGTTCGAGATGGCCCAGGCGTCCGTGGCGACCATTGCCCACTGGATTCCCGCCTCGCGTCAGGTGCTGTCCGACGCCGGCATGCTGCAGAGCTACATCGATGGCCGCCTGCGCTATGGGCTCAAGCTCAAGGAAGAGGCGCAGTTGCTCAAGGGCAGCGGCGTGGGGCTTAACATCAACGGCCTCTACACCCAGGCGTCTCAGTACGCCAACCCCGGTGTCACGGTCAGCGATGACTCGATGATTGATCGTCTGCGCATCGCCATGTTGCAGGTGCAGCTGGCCGAGTATGCCGCCGACGGCATCGTGCTCAACCCCATCGATTGGACCAGCATCGAGCTGACCAAGGATAGCCAGGGCCGCTACATCTGGGCTAACCCCAACGCCGTGAACGGCCCGACTCTGTGGGGCATGCCGGTGGTGGCCACTCAGTCGCTGGACCAGGACGAGTTCATGACCGGGGCTTTCCAGATGGCGGCGCAAGGCTGGGATCGCGAGGATACCACCGTCACCGTCTCCACCGAGGACCGGGACAACTTCATCAAAAACATGGTCACCATCCTCTGTGAAGAGCGTGTGGCGCTGACCGTGTATCGCCCCGAGGCCTTCGTGAAGGGTGACTTCACCATTGGCTCATCCGGCGCCTGATCCGGTGAAATAGGCAACCCACCGGGGCCCGTCGACAGTCAGGCCCCGGCTTTTTGAGGATGACTCCATGCCAACTCAAGTTGAAGCCCTGACAGGGTTTGATCACCACGGCAGTCGTCGCCGGGGTGACAAGTTTCCCACGTCTGACCAGACGGCAAAGGATCTAGTACGTGCGGGCCTGGTTCGGATTGTCACCGACCGCCCCGAGAAGGCCGCGGGCAAACCGTCGTCTGCATCGCCAGCGGCCCAAGCCTCACCGCAGAAGACGTCCAGCTCGTCAAAAGGTGGCGGGAAAAAGCAGCCGCAGAAGCCGGCGGGCGCTGCGTCATAGTCACCAACAACACCTATCGGATGTGCCCCTGGGCCGATGTGCTCTACGCCATGGATCGTAAGTGGTGGCAGGTGATGCAGCCGGTATTCCACGGCGAATGCGTCAGCATCGCCGGCAACATCATCGGGGTGCAAAAGACCCGCGCCCCCAAGGGCGGCAACAGCGGCGCCGGCGCGATGCTGCTGGCCCGACACCGGGGGGCCTCGCGCATCATTCTGCTGGGTTACGACTGCCAGTATGGGCGGGATGGCAAACGCCATTGGCACGGCGACCACTGCAAGGGGCTCGGCAATGCCAACAGCCTACCTAAGTTCTACGGCCAATTTCAGGAAGCCGCCGGCATGCTGGCCGACGTTGAGGTGATCAATGCCAGCCGGGAGACGGCGTTGGATTTGTGGCCGCGTATGAGTCTGGAGGAGGCCCTGGATGGTGAGGCGCGTGTGTGTGCTGCGTAGTGGCGGCGAGTTCGGCCCCGAGCATGTGCAGTGGCTGGCCGGCAGGGTCGACTTGAACCACTGGCTGGCCCGGCACGACGACAATGACATTCAGTGCCTGAGCGACGTGGAAGTTCGCGGCGTGCCTACGATCCCGCTGGCCCATGGCTGGCCGGGATGGTGGGCCAAGATGGAGCTGTTCCGGCCTGACCTGCCCGGCGACCTGATCTACCTAGACCTGGATACCGTGGTGCTGTACGACCTTGAGCCGCTTATCGCCGCCGCCGCCGGGCGCACCACGCTGCTCTCTGACTTCTACCGCCCGGCCCAGCCGGCCAGCGGGCTGATGTACATCGCCGAGCGCGATAAGGCGCGGGTATGGGCGCACTGGATGCGCGACCCCGCCGGCCACATGGCTCGGGCGCGCACCACCGCCTGCTGGGGCGACCAGGGCATCCTGCGCCAAGTGCTGGGCGATGGCGTGCAGCGTTGGCAGGACGTGGCCCAGGGCCAGGTGGTCAGCTACAAGGCGCATTGCCGCCAGGGCATCCCAGCCGCCGCCCGCGTCGTCTGCTTTCACGGCAACCCGCGGCCCTGGGCCGCCCGAGACAGCAACCGGAACAACTGGATACCGCCGCTATGCTGATTCCACTTTCGACCATCAAGACGCATCTGCGGCTCGACCCAGACCCAGACTCCGAGTTGGATCCCGAGCTCGAGCGGCTGCTGGCCGTGGCCATCGACCACGCCTCGCAGTACCTCGGCCGCTCGATACCCTGGGATGACCCGGCCACCAGCAGTTCCGAATCCATTCTGCCGGCTAGCGTCGAGCAAGCCCTGCTAATCCTGGTCGCCGAGTATTTCGAGAACCGCGAGCAGCACGTGACCGGAACCATCGTGCAGGAGAACCCCACCGTAGAGCGGCTTCTGCACTTCTACCGCATCGGGCTGGGCATCTAAGGAGACCGACCCATGGCACAAGCCACCGTATTGGCCGCCGGCACCGCCGCGGCCACGTCCTCCGATATTGTCGTCGCCGCAGGCGAGAGCGTGACCGTGGCGATCTTCGCGGCCAGCGGTCGCCTACCGACCAGCGTGGCCTTCGCCGTCAAGCAGGACACCCCCGGCGGCGACAACGTGGTGGCCCGGTTGACCAACGTCGACCGGGCCACCGTGCTGGCCGGCCCAGGCACCTACCGCGTGCAGCGCCCGGCTTACGCGGGTACCGCCTTCGGCGTGTTCACGGAGACCTGACATGGTGACTCGCAAGCCAACTCGCAAGCTGGCCAATCGCCCCGCGCACCGCCCCCCGGGGCCGGCCCGTAAGATCAGCGTGCCGGTGGTGCTGGCCAAGCCGACCAACCTGCAGGCCGAGGTCATCTGATGCAGACCGGCAAGCTACGCCACCGGGTGACGATCGAGCGCCCCATGAGAACCCAGGACCCGACAACGGGCGAGATGGTCTCCGGATGGTCAGCGGTGGCCACGGTTTGGGCGTCGATCGATCCGCTCAGCGCTCGCGAGTTCATCGCCGCACAGGCGGGGCAGTCGGAGATCTCGGCGCGCATCATCATCCGCCACCGCGAGGGCCTCGATGCCAGCATGCGCGTGGTCCAAGGCACGCGGATTTACAACATCCAGGGCGTGTTGGCCGACCCAAAGAGTGGCCGACACTACATTACCCTGCCAGTGAGTGAGGGCGTTACCGATGGAATCTGATCACATACACGTGCCGGAAGATGGACGTGGCCCGCGAGAGGTGTTCGTTGATGGTCACAAGATAGACAAGGTCTGCTATGCCGACACCCGCCGCGGAATCGTCGATTACTATCCGCAGCCCATCAAGGTCGACAAGTGGGGTAAGCGTGTCATCTCGCGGCGGATGCGTGGACGGGTCGAAGTCGTTCAGGTGAGCCATGGCAACTGACGGCCTGGCCGGCGATATCCAGGGCCTCGAGGAAGTGCTGGGCAAGCTCAACGCTCTGGAGCAAGAACCTCGCAAGAAGTCGACGCGATTTGCCCTGCGCAAAGCGGCCAACATAGTCCGCGATAGCGTGCAGTCGCGAGCTCGCGAACTCGATGATCCCAATACATCGGAAAGCATCGCCGACAACGTCGTGGTGCGCTTCGACGGCAAGCACTTCCGGCAGACCGGTGACCTCAAGATGCGCGTCGGTATCCGCGGGGGGGGCTGCCTCCAAGGCCAAGAACGCCAAGAACCCGGGCGGTGATACCTACTACTGGCGCTTCCTGGAGTTCGGCACCGAGCATATGGCCGCCCAGCCCTTCATGCGGCCCGGCATGGACGAGAGTGTCGCCCCGGCGACTGATGAATTCGTCACGCAATTCGATAAGGCCATCGTCCGCGCGATACGCCGGGCGAACAAGACGCTAGCGAGGTGACATGCTGCCACCCATCTTCACTATATGCGCCGCCGATGCGGCGGTCACGGCCCTGCTGGGCAGCGATCCGACGCGGCTCCACCCGTTTGGTAAGGCGCCCCAGCGGGTGGCCTTGCCCTATGCCGTGTGGCGCATCCCCACCGGTGCGCCGGAGAACTACCTGGACAGCGCCCCGGACGTGGATCGCTGGCGGTTGCAGGTGGACGTGTACGCCGGGAATGGTAACGACGCCACGGCGGTGACCGAAGCCCTGCGCGATGCCATCGAGCCCCATGCTCACATCGTGCGCTGGGGGGATACGGACACCGACCCCGAGACCGGCAATCGCCATATCAGTTTTGACGTGAGCTGGCACGTGCCGCGCTAACCAGCCGCTGACCCGAGCCCATTTGCCCGCCATCGCGCGGGCTTTTCTATGCCTGCAGTAGGAGCAACACAATGAGCGTACTGGCCCAAGGCACCCACGTGTTTTTCATCGACGACAGCGGCAGCGTTCCTGTTGTGGTGAGACTCAAAAAGGTGACCGCCCTAAACCCTGGCACTGCGCCGGCGGCGCAACTCGACAAAACCAGCCTAGAGGACGAGCTCTATCGCCAATACCGTGCGGGCCTGCGCAACCCCGGCCAGGGCAGCATGTCGATCAATGCCGACCCGTCCGAAGACAGCCACATCATCCTACACGGCCTCAGTGAGATGACCCCCTCGCCGACACTCAAGTGGGCCATCGGCTGGTCGGATGGCACGGGCGAACCGAGCGTGGACAGCGCCGGCGACTTCGACCTTCCCACGTCCCGCACCTGGTGCTCTTACGAAGCCTATGTGTCGGACTTCCCATTCGACTTCCAGCTCGACGCGCTGGTCGCCACCGAGGTCGGCCTGCAGCGCTCTGGCGGTTTGACCTGGCAAAAAAAGGAAGTCGCTTAAATGAGCACCCTCAGTCTCGACTCCCTTCAGCAGCAGGGCGCCTTCACCGGCGCCCCGGTGGCGAAGACGATCACCTGGATGGTCGACGATCAGGAATACACCGCCACCGTCTACGTGCGCCGGCTAAGTTACCAGGCCGCCGTCCAGGACGTGCGTGCCTACAATGGCCAGGTGGACGGCATCGCCGGGCGCATCGCGTCCTGCATCTGCGACGAGCACGGCGCGTCGATCTTCACCCCCGAGGACATTACCGGTGAGGCCGACCCCGAGCGGGGCCCCCTGGGTCGCAGCCTGACGCTGGCCCTGCTCGGTGTTATCGGCGAGGTGAACCCGTCGGGAAAGACGCCGAGCCGCTCAGCGACGAAGAGGAAATCTGGCACGAGCTCGTCCTCAACGGCATCGGCGGGCGCACGATCGCCGAGGCGCAAGCGCGACTGAGCTATGTCGAATTCCTGCGCTGGGCGGCTTACCGCCGCAAGCGCGGCAGCTTGCACCCAGGGCTGCGCGCCGACCGAGCCACTGCACCACTGACTCTGATGTACGCCAACACCCACCGCAATAAGGGTACCAGCGCGCACCAGATATGGGACTTCCTACCCCATGAGGAAGAACCGCCGATCACGATGGAACGGGCGATGGAAGCCTGGAGGTAGCCGATGAGCACGAAGTCGCTGGGCACGTTGACGCTAGACCTGGTGGCCAAGACTGGCTCATTCGTGCAGGGCATGACCAAGAGCCAGCGCAGTGCCCAGAAGTGGCGGCGCGGCGTGGAGCGCGACATCCAGCGCGTGGGTACGGCGATGGCCGGGCTGGCCACGGTTGGGGCGGGCGTCTTTTCGGCCATGGTGGTACAGACCGTTAACCAGGCCCACGAGCTTGAGAACCTCGCAGACATCTCCGACGCCAGCAACCAGAGCTTCCAGCGCCTGGCCTACGGCGCATCGCGGTTTCGCATCGACCAGGAGAAGCTTGGCGAGATACTGAAGACTGTCAATGAGCGCATTGGCGAGTTTCAGCGCGACGGCAGCGGTGAAATGGCCGCCTTCTTCGAGAATATCGCTCCCCGGGTCGGGGTGACCGCCGACCAGTTCGCCAGGCTGTCCGGTCCCGAGGCTCTCCAGCTCTACGTGAGCAGCCTGGAAAATGCCGGTGTATCTCAGAAAGAGATGATCTCCTACATGGAGGATCTGGCGTCAGACAGCTCGGCACTGATCCCCCTGCTGGCCAACAATGGCGAGGAGATGCACCGGCTCGGTGACGAAGCCGAGCGCACCGGCAACGTCTTCTCCGAGCTGGAATTCGAGCAGCTAGCAGCCATTAAGCAGGGCATGGATGAGCTGACCGGGGCGGCCACCGGCATGAAGAATGAGATGGTGGTGGCCGCGCTGCCAGCCATCGAAGACATGGTGGACCTTCTCAGCGACCCCGAGACGCTGGCCGCCGCTCAGGAACTGGGCCGAGCCATTGTCACCGCAATGGAATGGGCGGTTGAGGGCATCAGGGACACGATCAGCTTCGCCCGCAACCTCGGCACCGAGCTGGGTGTGATCACCGCCGGCATCGGCGGGCTGGAACTAGACGAACAGCGCCGCCGCATCATGAGCGCGCTGGAGAATCCCAGCGAGCGGATGCGCTTCTTCGGCCCTGGCGGCGTGGTGGAATACTTCAGCGAGGCCGAATTGCGCGCCGAGCTCGAGCGCATCAATGGGTTGATCGAGCAGAACGCCGCCAGCCTCTCGGTTGACATGGAGCGCCGCGAATCCGGAGACCTCACCCTGGGCGGGGCGATCTCTCAACAGGCGCTGGACGCCGCGGAGACGGTATCCAACGGCCTCACGCGTGTCGCCGAGTCTGCCAACGATGCCGCCAATGCCCTAGACGGCTTTAACCCATCGATGAGCGACGAGGTGCAAGCCATCCTCGATCGCGCCGGGGATGGTGCCACCATCGACGCCCAGGGCCAGATCCGCGATGCCTGGGGTAATACTCTTCCCAGCCTGCAGCGCGAGCTGGATGCCGAGCTCAAGCAGCAGATCGCCGATTTCCAGAGTGCCGAGAACCTGCAGGCCGGCCTGGACGCGGCGGCCCAGGCATTCACCGATGGAGCCGGTGCCGCTGCCAAGGCCGCCTGGCAGAGCATCCAGCCGGCCAACGCCGGAACGTCCGGCCAGCCCAGCCGCGGCGCGACGGGCTGGAGTACCGACCTGGGAGCAGAGAAAGTCAGCCAGGCCGCCGGCCAGGTTGGCGGCGGAGCCGGCCGGCACCTAGGCACACTGACGCTGACCAGCGAGAAGGGCGGTGGCGTCGAGGTGCAGGGTGATGAGAACGAACTCACTCAGTGGCTGACGAACACCCTCAGTGGTGTGGCGTCCGCGGTATAGGAGGCATCATGGCCTGGACCCGCGACAAGGCCGAGCATGGCCGGCGCCTGGCGATCTGTGCCGAATGCCCGCATGCCGTCCTGACCATCGTCGGCAAATGCAGCCAGTGCCACGTCCCCGGCGTCGTCACCGCCCAGCGCGACGACGACGCCCGATGCAAGCGCCGAAGCTGCAGCGGCACGATGCAGGGTAAGGAGATCGCCCGCTGCGGCGCATGCGGCTGCCCACTGGCGAGCCGTGTCTATGCGAGTTGCCCCAAGGGCAATTGGTGATCAGCGAGGCATGTTGGCGTAATCCTCGCGGGCGCACGCGGTCTGCATAGAAGCAATGACGCCTGACGGGTTCATCGGGCTGCCGCTGTAGTATTGCCGAACGGCTTCATGCCAGGCGGCACGTATGGGGGAAGGCGAGTCGCTGAAGGTATTCATCAACTGTCGCTCATCCATCCCATTCTGTTTTGCCTTTTCTGCTGTGGCGGACATCTCCGCAAACGCCTCCCATAGCGTAACGCTGTAGCAGTCGCTCTGACCCCACGCCACAGCCGGCAACAGCGCCAGGGCTGCAATCCAATTGCGCATAAGAACCTCCTTTTGAACCTGGAGGGTAGCACGTCATTTCGCCCGGTAATGCCGGGCTTCTTTGCGCTCAACCATAGAAGGCTATAACCTGAGCTGCTAATGGAAGCCGCCCGCTAGAGGCGGCTATGCTTTAGGTGCATGCAGAGGCAGGGAAAGGAATGACGGTACCAGCATGGGATAGCAGGGGAGTGTTGCCGCCGGTGTACCCTGGTGAGCGTGGCGGTAGCCGTTCACGATCACCTTACAGGTGCTCACTCGAAGAATTGATTAACCTTTTTGGCTTCAGCAGTCCTAGGCTCTTGTTGCTGAAAGGTTTTTTGGACTATCGAGCTGCACTGCATCGTGCTGGAGTTGTGAGGGGTTTCCAATGGATCAACGGTAGCTTTGTTCAAAATATCGAGAACACTGAGTCTAGGAACCCAAGAGACATTGACATTGTTTCTCACTTCCACCTCCCCCAAGGCGAAACTCAGCTGACATTCATGTCTAAACACCATGATATTATCGCCCCTCAAAAGGTTAAAGCCGTTTACGGAATGGATGCCTTCCCCAACATCCTAGGAGGAGAAGCTGACGAAAGCTTTACTCAAGAAATAACCTATTGGTATAGCATGTGGTCTCACCGAAGATCTGACAACATTTGGAAAGGGTTCCTCGAAGTCGATCTCGCGCCTTCAGATGATGTGAGTGCATTGGGCGTCCTGCGCAATGCTCTCGCAGAGAAGGGAGGGGAAAGTGATGAGTAATGAACACTTTTCTCTTCAGGCAGAAATAGCAGAGCTTGAAAACATACTCCGCACAATACCTGAAGAAAAAGCAATATCTCGACTAAGTTTCGAGAGCAGGTTGGAAGAAGCAAGGTCTCGCCTAGCCGAGCTTGGTGAGCCAGTAGTCAAAGAAAAACTGCAGCTAACTTTCCGTGGACAACCAGTAGATGGAACCAGCGGAATACTTGCCGATTTTGGTGGCAAGGCAGTCGAGGTATTTTCAAGCGCAGTAAGCACAGTCATGGCATCAATCAACGGCGATATAGGTGAGAGAGGACCTGTTGCTAAAAAAGATGCTGATAAACTTATGATAACAGGAACTGCTGTTGGCTCCTTTGGCTTTGAGTTAGAAGTGGCTGGAAACTCTAACCCTCTTTTCGAGGAAGATGACGTAACCGCTGGCGGTGTCGTGGAAATTATACAAGACCTGCTGGAAACAGCTGCTACTGGCACGGATGATGAAATCACAGAGGTTGTGGATGTTATACATCCCCGTGCGTTAAAAAAAGTCTCAGAGTTTCTTGGCTTCTTAGAAAGTCAGAAAGCTTCATGCGGTATATCATTTAAAGGAAAAAGCTTTAAGTTTAGCAATAACTCCCAGCTTTCAAACGCAGCACTTAAGTTAAAAGATCAAAATGTTAAAGAAAGGCCGGTAGAGTTTGAGGGTAAGTTCGTAGGATTTCTTCCGCATAGCCGAATGTTTGAATTCTCTATCAGGGAGACTGGGGAAATAATTAAAGGAAAGATTGGATCTAAGAAAATTGACATAGAACAATTATCTGACAACTTCCTCAAAGCCCCTGTTGGTGTGACGTTGAACTCGGTAAGTGTTGGTGAAGGCAAGCCAAAATATACTCTTACTTCTGCCAGTGACATCAGAGCAAAAGCAGGTGGAGGCTCGCAGCCGCCATTAACACAAGAGTAGCCGTACGGCCCTGATGCATATTTCCATCAGGGAGATTGACGCAGAACAACCATCATTACTCTTTCAGCCCCGCCACCGTGCGGGGTTTTTTCATGCCTGAACGGAGGCCCCCATGGCCGGATGGAAGCTCTACACCGACGCCGCCTGCACCAACGAGTTCGGCGGCACCTTGCAACTCGTCCATCGAACCGACCTTTCAGATAACCCTCAAGACAAGCTGCTCTATTACGCGAACATCGACGACGATCCTGGGGATAACGGCGTCATTCAAAAGCAAGCCGAGTCGAACCCTGGCACCGACAACATCACCCTTGCGATTGCCGACACCGACGTGGGCTCAGGCCACGAGGCCAGCGAGATCACCCTCGCGACCAGCGCCGCTGACCTCGATACCAATACTTCCGGCGCCTCGCTGTCGCTGGGCACGCAACTGCTCTCAGGCGTCAGCAACAAGCAAGAGATTCATATTCGCGTCGAAAATGCAGTTACCACTGTTGGCACAAGCACCGAGCTATCAGTCGACATTGTTGCGACCGTCGACTCGACCGTAACCGTATAAGAGGCTGACATGGCGCTATCCGCACCCACTAACTTGGCGGTGCAGGTGCTTGAGACGCTGCTACCGGTGGCGCAGACCACTGAGCGCCAGGTCGACGCCGGCCCGCTGGTCACACTTGAGCAATGGACCGGCGGCGCCAACCCGCCTCAGGCGCTCTTCATAGTTGAGCAGCAGACAGAATCGCACCATGTTGCTGGCCCGCTGATTCCGCTCGACCAGGGCGTCTATCTCTATTACCCGCCGGCCACTCTGGTCACGTTCGACCAGGCGACGATCTACCGGGTCAACAACGTCGCGCAAACGCTGGCCACGATCAGCCAGACCGCCGAGGCGCACCGCTCGGCCCGCTCTCTGGTCCGCGCCCGCCAGACGGTGCAGACGGCCTCCCGGGCGGCGCAGCCGCGCACCCTGGTCTATCTCGACGGCGCGGACGTGACAGCCCAGACTGCCCGCGCCATGTCGATCACCGCCAGCGAGGGCGACAATCGCACGGCCTCTATCGCCCTTATGCTGCCGCCCGGCCCGGTCAACGTCACCGCCTACCAGGGTCGTGGCGTGGAAATCGTGCGCCTGATCAATGGCGCCCCGGTGCCTCTGTTCACCGGCAGCGTGGATCGCCCGGTCTATGACCACCAGGCTCGGCGTCTGCGCCTGGAGTGCTCCGACCTGCGTAGCGAGCGCCTCAATGGCGAGGATGCGGCGCAGATCCAGGCAATGACTGGTGGGCTCTACTCGCCGATTACCCAGCGCGAGGACGTCAGTGGCGCTGATTACGTCGCCGAGCTGATGAAGACCGTGGCCGGCACGCTCGACTACGGCGGCGATGGGGGGCTGCGCTATCGGTCGTGGGCTGCCGGCCCGCCCCGCTACACCCTGACCGATGCCGACGTGCATCACCAGGGCGTGCGCCTGGAGTTCGCCACCCGCTCGGAGATCATCAACACCATTACGGGCACGCTCGAGTATCGCTATTACCAGCGTAATGATTTCTCAGAGTCGATAACGGTGCAGGTTGAGCAGAACGCCTACGGCCTGCCGGCCTCTCAGGTGGTTGATCCCGAGACGGCGGTGATTGGTCGCACAGGTAGAGTCAGCGGTACCAAGGTGGCGCAGATCCTGCCCACCAAGGAGGCTCTGCTGTCGGCTGCCAACGGCGTCGAGAATTGGGAGCTGCTCGACTTCGAGTTTATCGAGCTACCCGCCAACGGCTGGTACCGAGCGAATGCGGGCAGTAGCCCAGTGGCCTATTCAGCCAGTCAAGTCGTGCGAGAAACGCGCGCAATGGGGGCCAGTGCAGAGCTGGTGCGCTACGTCAGCCAGCCGAAGCGTGAGCGGTATCAGCTCACAATCTCAGCCCCTGAATCTGTCGACCAGTTCGGCGAGGTGCGAGGTTCATCGTTTCGCCATGCGGTCGAGACGCGTGTGGACCCATCAGTATTCGAAGAGCGTGGCTGCGCGGTGATCGCAGATCCTGACGACCGCCGTACCGATGTCGATCGTGCAATCCAGTGCCTGCAGCGCATTGCTGAGCGGGAAATTCTGAAAGGGCATAGGCAGAACTACGTCGAGCTCGTCTACAAAGCCGACCTATTGCCGGTCGAAATCGGCGACACCATCGGCGTGAACACAGCCCCGATCAGCGCCGTCGGGAACGTTGCCGAGCTATCTCATACTCTTACCCGCGAGGGTGACTACTACACGACGCTAAAACTGGCCGTTAGCCGCGTGGATTCGGCCGTCAGCGTTAGCGAGAACTGGGCCCTGCCGGCAGCGCCGGCCCGCTGGGTACTTAACCCTGATAGTCAGGTGCTGCCCGAGACGCCTTCATGTCCGTTGCCCACGGCGACGCTGGGCACAAATGCTGGTCAGTCGCGCATCGAGCCCGACGGCACGGTGGTGATGACCGCACCGAGTATCGGGCGGGGCAAGATCGACGAAATCATCGGCACGCGAGTGCACCGCTACGACATCGCTATTCCGACCAATCCATTTAATATAACGGTGACATGATGAGCGTTCGACTGACCTGGACAAACAACTCGAGCGGACACGACGGCACGCGCATTTATCGTGACGCAGCGCCCCTCGAACCCGAGGCACTGCCTATGCCGATTGGCGAGGTGGCGGCAGGCGTGGAGGAGTATATTGATACCGGGATGGCTGCTAGCACTACCTATTACTACCGCGCCGCCGCTTATCGCGGTGGCGAGGAGTCGGTGAGCGAGGAGATTAGTGCGACGACCGAGGAGGAGCCAGCGGAGATTGACGAGATGTCACCTTCGGGCTCGACGTTTGCCCATCCTGATCCCTATAACGGCACCATTGCGTTCAGCTCAGATGGATTGCAGCTCTATGTGTTCGGGAAGAACCTGTTGCGCCAGTATGAACTGAGTGCGCCATGGGACATCACTACGGCATCGCAGAGGGCCACGGTAGAGTCGCCTTACCTCGCATACGGAGGGTGTTTTTCATCAGATGGGCTTTCCCTCCTGTTCGCCGAGACAGGGTTGTCGGCTGTGAAGAAATATAACTTGGCAAGCGCCTGGGATGTGTCGAGCATCACCGGCTCTGATGCTAAGGAGGATCTTCCCGGCATGGGCAGGCTTCGCCACATTGAGCTAAGCGACGACGGCAGCAAGCTCTATGCCTTAGATTACAATGGCACAAATTCGGTTGTTGAATACGATCTGGCATCTCCGCTGGATTTCGGCACGGCAACAAAATCATCATCGCTACCACTTACGGGCGATCCGCGCGTTTTCGCCATCTATGACGGCGGCACCAGGCTGGTGACGGCAAACAAGGAAAACTCCGTGTTAACCGAGTGGGTTATGTCAACCCCTTGGGACTTGTCTACCGCGACTGAGTCGGGCGCCTCTCTCGACGTAAAAGCCGTACAGGATGATGTTTATGGCCTGGTATTTGTTGATAGCGGCCAGCGCATGTTCGTTTCTGGCTATACCCCTGCCGAGATCGCTGAATACACGCGAGCCTGAATGATGTGTTTATGATGGAGATATAAGAGCATGAGCGCAGACAGGCAGCGGTTAGTGGCCGCCATCCGCCGAATCGCCAAGACCGATCCCGAGATCAGCAGTGCCTTGGCGGCCACAGGGGTCCGCGGCGATCAGCCTGCGACCTCCGGTATCGGCGTGTCGTCAGGTGCAGATAGCCGGCAATGCTGCGGCGGCAGCGAGGCATCAGGGGGTGGTGATGGTGACGCCAACCCTGGAACTGAGCAGACCGACTCGGGCGCAGGCGGGCAGTCTGGTGGCCTGGATAGCGACGACCCGGCGCGACTGAGCGGTGAGGATGGCAAGCCCGCGACCTCGCTCGATGGACTGACCGACTGCGCCACCGGGCAGCCGGTCAGCATGCAAATGGGTGGCGGAGATTGGGTGCCGCCCGAGGGTTGGGGTGACGCTAGCCAGCCTCCAGCATCATACAAGCCTATGGATTACGGTGACGCCTACGAGGAGGGAATGACCGGCTATGTGGACGACCTTTCAGACCCAGGCCTAAACACTGTCAACCCGATTTATGGCTGGATCGGAAGTGTCGGCGATGTAAAAGGCGGAACGGCTGCCGAAGCACTGGCGCGCCTGCCTTCGACTTATGTTTCGGAAAGCGGTTGGAAAACATTTGTGTGCTCGATTAGTGCATCAGAATATGAGGTGCAGAGGTATGGCGCTATAGTCGATGAGGACGGAGAACTGAGGGTCGAGTGCCCTGGAGCCGGTGCTTTTTATAAGGTGGTGCGCGTCCTGTGTTCTAACTACTCCCCGGAAGAGTTCCCCAACTGCGGGCAGGCGTTCGACTGGCCTACTGAGGAGGCTTGGCCCGAGGATGGCGCCGTGAACCTGGCGATCAAGAGCGGTAGCATTGTCGGAAGCAAGTACGACCCCGAGAATGATGGGTCATACTCGATGCCGCGCAACTCAATAGAGCTCTGCGATGGCGACGGGAACTCGATACTGCTTGAGCCCACGCAGAGTGGCGGTTGGCGTTCAATCAAATCCCTGGGCGGCGAGCCCGACCCCGACACCGTAGGCTATGAGTACAACGGACGGGGCGAGATCGTGCGCGTCCTATCGACAGGAGAGTGGAAAGCTACTGGTCAAGATCCGCGCAATTTCTAGTGGCTATCCATTCATCGCTTGCTGCTGCACGCCGCGATCGGTGACGTGCCCACACTCTAGGCACATTAGCCGATAGTGGCGCTTGTCTAGCCAGCGCAACTCGAATGTTTTCCAACGTGTTGCTTGCCTTCCGTGAATCTCTTTTGCCCCACATGGACATATCATAATCCAGCCGCCGGATGGCTCTGGATACATATCTATCTCTTCCATAGCTCTGGCCTCCTTGCCTTAAGTGCACTTTAGGCATAGGTAAGCCAAACGCGATGTAAGCGAATTACCACAATAGCTGTGCGGTTTTGGCCTCACTGTCAGGCCTTGGCACTTATTAAATCGCCCCATTGTGTCGTCCAGTGGGGAGAAGCCCGCAGCTTGAGGATGTCACGGTGGAGGTGTGAGGTAGGCAGGTAGTCTCGTCAGTAATCCGGGGTCGAATCTTGGGGCATTGGGCGAATGGCTCGCCGATCCACCTTTCTCCATACCACCTCCTGCACGTTATGCCTCCGCAGTAGCAGATACACATGGGTACCGGGGCGCCACCAATCCGTATGATCGTAGTCAGCTAACCGGCCGCGCCCGCTGTAGATGCGCCCTTTCCATACGGCGTGGTACTCGACCATCTCGTGCTTAGGTGGCGAGAATCTATTGCCGTTGTACCAGCCGCGCCGCTCGAGGCGTTTTCGCCACTGAGTGATATCCAAACGCGTGGCCAC